CGAGAAATGGAGAGGGAGTTTAAGGCTGCCCAAACCAATGTTTCTGTAATGGATGGTGATTTGCACAAGATGGATCATACCATGCTTGCCGTGTTCCTAAATTGGATCTTCATGCTCCCTCTGTTCTTCTATGAAAGGGGTGAGACCACCATACCTCCCGATACCCGTTTTCATGAGCCTACTGACTATGACATGCTTCGTGCCTTCATGGCTTTCTCTGCAGATGACATTGCTGTCTCGCTTATCAAGTGGGTTGGAGTAGACTATCGCTGGATCATTGGCGTCATGTTCTCAGGACTCTTTGGCACTTCTACAGGTGACACCCTTTACGCTATTTGGGCGAAGACCTCGTTTAGAATGCACTGTTATCGTCAACTGGGCAAGTGGTGTGACACTATGCCACTTGCGAAGAAGGATGAGCATCTCAGACCGGTCATAAAGGAGAAAGAACTGGCCTTGCTCCGTGACGTCAGTTTTGCCAAGAAGTATGGTGACGATCTCATTGACCTTCTCGTCACTAGGCACCTTTGGCTCTATGTGACTGGGGATCCAAACACCGCGGCCGAGATTGCTAAAGATGTTAAGGCTGGGGCTCGTACTGGAGGTACTCTTAAGCCCACGTACATGGCACAATGGTACAAGCGTAATTTCAATCTTGTCATTAAGGAAAGTGAAACTCGTATCTTTTCTCACGACCAGCCCTGGCTCACTCGTATCAGCACTCGCTTTGACGTGATGATGACCGAGGGTCCTGTCTATCTCAAACGTCGCACTATCCTCATGCGACAGGTCACTGCCGAGGGTAAACAGGATATATACGTCCCCTGGCGACAAACCAATGACTATATTGCCAAAGCCTGCAACAGCACTTCGCTCCTTAGCGCGACCAGTGCCACCTATTGGGTTATGAAGTGGCGTGGTCTACTCATTGACACGTGTGGAACCAACAAGATGGCCTATGCGTACGTTCGTCACCTCCATGATCACTTTGTCAAGCATTGGAAAGGTGTCAACGAGGCTCTCGCCGAAGATCTTGAATATTACCACATTTCTGGTGTTTGGCCGGATGGTCGTGGTGGTGACATTGTTCCTCTCATCAAGAAGGTCGGAGTCCATTTTGACATGACCGATAAGTCCGTTTATCTCAGACCTGTCGAACGCCTTGAAGTCCTAGAGAAGTATGCACGTCGAGACCTCGAGCTTGCCGAGCGTGACCGTATGTCCGCTATGGTGCGTAGCATCAAAGAACCTTTGCACCTCATTCGCTTCATGACCAAGGGAAGCACTGAGGGTTTCGGCTCTCCAAACTCTTGAGTATGAATTAGGGTGGTGCCATACGCCGTAGCTCAAGCTGCGTCGGAAGCCTCATGGTGATCCTTGAAATTGCGTATCC